GTGTCCATTGTGGCTAAAAAAACGCCCTGTGGCTTCTTACCCTTACTTAAATTGCATCTCTTACAAGCAGCTACCAAGTTATCAAGACTCATAGGATCGCCACCATTAGCTATAGGTATGACGTGATCTACCTGGGTAGCATCTTGTCCACAGTAATAGCATGACCAGTTATTAGCCTGTAACACTTGTAAGCGTCTAGCCTTGTAGCTTCGATTGTCGCGTGGATCGCCGACCCTAGCCATTTAATACCAGCCTTTCTTATGATGCTCTAATGCTAAGCATGGTGTCTTATGCCTATGCTTAATATATTTAAGGCCTAAGAGTATCTGCTTATATGGGTCTTTCTCTGTCATCTTTAGCAGCTGTGGTATGCCATAGGCTGAGGACTTAGGGTTGTCTGCAGTAGCTGACCATTTGCTCTCTTTATGCCACAGAGTAACTAAGCATCTGTACTGCTTATCATCTGCTAACTGCATGTGTGCAAAGAGCTTATATAACTCTATAGATGGATTAGCTGCATTAGCACTTACTGTCTGATTGTTAGTTAAAATCACTATAAACAGAGCTATGACGCTTTTATATAATATGTTTTTATATTTATTTTTATCTTTATTTATCTTTTTATAAAATACTATATATTTTAAGTATAGCGATCTCATAGGCTTATCTGTCAAGGATTGACCCCGGCGTGTTGCTTTGTCCACAGGGGTCTGTGTATAAGCCTGTGTATAACTAAGCATCTATAACTACCTTATATTGACCATTGTAAAGATAGATAAAGGCCGACCAATACAAACAAACACCGCATAAACGCTCAAAGAACCTAGCCTCAGCATCAGGCGGCAGCTCTACTGTTTCAAAAGTCTGTGTACTTTTATTACCACAGATACGACATTTAGTGTTTTGTTGCCCCCAGGGTTTCATAAATCGTTACCTGTGCCTAAGTTGTTCATAGGTTGTTCAAGCCTCTGTATAGCTTTCCACTAAGCACACGCTCATACAGCTACATACTGTGCATTGTAAAGTTTTGACATTAGGCGGCAGGTTATCTGTCACTATGCGCTCTATCTGATATGTCATCTTTTTACACTTGCGACACTCAAAGCGGATCGGCTCGGTCATAGACTGGCCATTGTCCGCAGCGCATCTTGTGGTATCCACCAGTTAGCCTGGCTTGCGTGCCGGTATTGTGGCTTACGTGCCTCTTTAATAGATAGCCAGCCTTTTATGCAATAGTGTGGAGACTTGCCTACTACTAAAATAGCTCTATCTGTGATGCGATCCCACTCCTGTATTATCATCTTGCCATTATCTCGCCACGTCCATTTAACCTCAAAATCATCACCTACATCTGCTATGCGTTTACCTTTGTCTAAAGAGGGATCAAACTCTTTACCCAACGCCTTAGCCACAGCCCACTCACTACCTATGCTCTGTGCGTCCTGAGCTATAAATTCGTGTAAGTCCAAGCCTGACTCATTGGCAGTAAAGACACCATCCCGGCTCGTCCAGTAATCAGTATTTTTAAGTGCAAGAGAGACTGCCGCTATATGAGCTGCAAACTCCTCGTTTCTTGTAAGAGTGATCTCCATTAGCGGCACTCCTTACAAAACCACACCATAAGCTCTACTGGATCGCTTTTAACATAACCAGCCTTGTCTAGCTGTCGTATACCTGAGCATTTGTCGCAGGTTTCCATTTTGTACGTGCTAACAGCTTCGCCATCCTTAAATAGCGTAGCCATCATTGTCTTAGTATCTGTAAGCTCTACGTAATCGCTCATAAATGCAACTTGTCCTCACATGGCTTACAAAACCACATTACAGCGCCGTCATCTTGCCGATCATATTCATTAACAGCTGTGTCATTATCGCACTTGCTACAGTTCATAAAACCGCCAAAACCGCTAAAACTGTAAATTTTGCCGTCTGTTGCTACGTGTATATCTTTGCCGTTTATTGTCATAGTTGAGGTTTCCATCCTGTGCTTGTCTGCATATACCAAAATGGCGCGCATTGGTTTGCTTTTACCTTTTCGCTACAGCCATAGACGCCCCAGGCTTTGCCGTTTTTTTCGCCTGATCGCCACACACGTGGTCCATGATTACAGCTAGGCACACCTGCGTCTGTCGCGCCCATTGTCTCAGCTAGCGTAGTTACGGCTTGTGCAAGAGTAGGGATAGCAGCAGCGGCAGGGTTTGTAGCCCAAAAATCGCTGTTATCAGGCGCTACATCTTTAGCAGCTAACGCCTCTACCTTTTCCATATCCTGTTTTGTACTGCGAGCAATACCACCTGGGCTTAACAGTCCGATAACTCTGCCGTAAGCGCTTGTAACCGCGTTTTCTACCCAAAAATGCTGGTTTACGCCGCGATCTGATCGCACCTCATACGCATAGTCTACAGCGCTTGGCACTAAGTCCTCATACTGTCTGTAGGCCTCAGCCTTGATAAGTACATAACCTTTCGTTACATCTATATCCTCAATATATGCGACTAAACGCAGACTTGGGTATTCAGCTCTGACGCGGATGATCCGGGCATTTACGTCCTCGTAGCCCTCTAAAAAGTTGCTCATTTTGTTAGCTCTATCTCGCGTAGCGCCTTAGCAATATTGCGGCCTCTAACAAAGCCTTCACCATGTCCATGCTTATAGCCGATTTGATAACCTAAAACCACAAAGCTACAGACTAAACCAGCTGCGCTCAGCCCTATCAAAAAATCTAAACTGTTCATACTTAGCCCCTAACGTAAGGCCGAGTGTGCTTACTATCCGAGTTAGCCCACTCAGCGTTTGTAGTAATAGTATGGGGCTAGCCTCTGACAAAATACAAGTGCGACACGCTAGCGAGCTAATTTAGCCTCTATGAGCATCTCGTAAATCTTGTCTACCTTGACCTCTATGCGATCTACGCGGCCTCTCAGGTTGTGGCCGCCGTTATTGTCTGGCAACAGTTCGCTTAAAATTGACTTAACTAGAAAGCGCAGAGCTGCATAGAGCGCAGACAGGATAGCCAGTAGGCCCATTACAAGTGCTATCCATGCCTGCGCGTCCATTTACTTAGCCCCTATGCCGATCTGCTTCTCATTAGGCGCTAGAGCCTTCATAAGAGGCCCAATCAGGCCTGCAATAAAAGCATTACACAACACCTTAGGATCGGTAATACCTGCTAGATATAAAGCTGCTACACACGATACAGCTGCGCGTAGATATGACAGCCCAGCTGCCACAAGTTGCTCTTTCATTTATTGCCTCTTTTCTAGCCCTTTAGTTGACTTGTTTCAACACAGCTACACTATTACTACCTGAGGCTGTAATACCATAAAGGCCCTCGTTATCGCCTACTGGCACTTGTAATTTATCGCCATTATCTAATTTGTAGCCGTTTGCTGTGGTTACGTTAGCGTCTCCTAAATACACAGCCCCTCCACCTAGATTATGTAGAGCGACTGTCTGATCCATAATATTGGCAGCTACCAATAAGGTAGCCGTTGTTGTAACTGTTACTTGTGCGCTAGTCGGCATTTTCTATTCCTAACTTTGTAATTAACTCTGCAACCTTTGCAGGGCCAATACTAATCTCAAAGTGCATGTCATCAGGTCTAGTCTTGAAATCGCCACCCCATTTTAGGCCGTACTTTTTAGCCAGAGCTCGGATCATAGGCACTTTCTCAGCTGGAAAGGTGTCGTACTTGCCTAGCGGATGCTTTGTAGCATTAAGGTCTATAGCTGTGCCGGATGAGTGACACGATAGTTTTGTAGGGTTGCCTCTGACCATCCTGTAGGCATAGCCCCAATCATCAAAAGTACCTGCATCTATCGGCTCTATCAGCTTGTGAAACTCTGAGGCAAAGCCAATAAGCAAAGGCGCTACAGCTGAGGCACAACGCAGCTTACGATCTGTGCCTGGTACAAGGTAAGACTCTACGCCTATCACAGCCTGATCCTTAGATGCAGGCCACCCGTTGTAGCTTGTCTCCATTACAGTCCTAGAGCTGCTTTTAGATCATCTACAGATAAACCTACGCTTGCTAACTTTTCAGCCACAGTAGGCGTAGCAAAAACTGCCGTATGAGATTTAATTGCGGCCTCTAATTGTGCCTCTGTAACAGGTGAGCCGTCTGCTGCCGCTATGACTTTGTTAGCAGGATCGTTAAAGTCTGCAATAAGTCCATGAGAACCTAGCTCATTATCAAGCTGCAAAAGGTTAATATCTTTAGATGTAATAGCCATTTAATTAACTCCCTAGATTTACTACGCTAATTGTGCGCTCTGCAAACCCTGGAGTATCGCCTGCGCCTTTTAAAAACTGTGCTGTAAAAGTATTAGACCCTGCTGTTAAACCTGTTACAAGAAAAGTACCGCCGTTTTTTACCTGATAATTACCGCCACCAGTTCCTAAATATGCAATACCAGTTGAAAACTCATCTGAGGCTGCAACAGTTGTAGCACCTGAGATAGCAAAACTCATACGTGCGCCCACATTTACACCCGCTGCATTTTGGAATGATGCAGATATAGAGACTAAAGCCTTTGTGCCTGTTGTAATTGTGACTGCTTGGGCTGTAGTTAAACCTACATAACTAGTAGAGGTAGTGCTTTGTGACGTTGCTACATAGTTTTTACCTGTATTAAAAGATACTGTGCCGCCTACTGCCACCCAAGCTGATCCTGAATAGGTCATTACTGCATCTGTGTCTTTAAGGTAACAGGCTTGTCCTTCTTGTGGAGAGGTAATAGCAGCATCTCTAGCCGCTGCGCTGGCAAAAACCAACACTCCCTGCATGAGATAGCCGTTTGTATCTGCTGCTGTTAAAACCTCACCTGTCGTAAAGGTCTTAAAGCCTAGTCCTGCTGCCATTTTGTTACCTTTCTAATAACTTAATACGCCTGTATCAAGTAAGCCATATATCGGATCGTCCAAAATAAAAGCATCTATAATAGGCTCAAGCGTAGTAAATGTTACCTTAAAGCTATTAGGGCTTATGCTCATAGCCACGCCAAAAATTTGTAAGGTTTTGCTTAAAGTAGATGCGCCTGGCTGGTTTGTTGTAATAGTTATAGGGTCAAAAAAATCTAAATCAAGAGCTGCAATTATGCCCAGGTTGTAATTATCTGTGTATAAATCTAGCGTTATGGCATCACAGCGCACGCTTGTCTCAGCCCGGCTAGCCACGTAAGCCTGGGCGTAATCTAGGGCTACGGCATCTGTTTGCATAAGCAGGTTCTGCTGGTTATAGCTGTGCAAAAAGTATTTTGTAATGCTGGCGGCGTTACTGGCTGTTTGTACGCTACCGCCTGTGCGCGTCACGTTAGCCTCGTTATACACTAAAGAGTCATTAAGCACCCAAACCGCATTGTTATAGGCTATATCTGTGCCATTATCATTAAAGGCTACAGCTGGGGCAGATACAGAGCTTGCAGTTAAGGCGCGATCTTGAAACACAAAATTACCTGATGCGTCAATATACAAAGCCCCATATTCGCTTATCTCTACTGTCTGCAAGGCTTGTAGGGCTGTGCGAGCTGTGCCAGGGTCTGCCTGTAAAGTAGTCAAGCCTGCGTCTACGTCACGCATAGAGGCAGGCCAGTCAATAGCATCTAGCAAGGCATTAACGCGAGCGCCTGATAATTGGCCTGCGCTTGTGCCAGTCACAGTAGCAATTTGTGCGTTCTGTGCCAGTCTGAAAGCATCTACAGCTGTAATAGTTGTGTACACCACGTCTAGCGCATTAAGCGGCGTAGTCGTGCTATAGCTAGTAATAAAGCCGCTAAAGATTGGATAGGTCACGCTCGCATAGGTGGCACTTATTGACACCTTACGCATAGGCGATAGCAAACCAAAATAAGGGCTGGCGGGGTTTTGCGGGTTAAAATCGCCGTTTTGATCTACTATGCGTAGCGTCATTGTGCCAGTTTGAAACTGATCGCTTTGCGCGTTACGGCCTCTATTAGTTGTAAGCCGGTCTATTTGATTAGACACGTCTACAATAACTGCCACGCTGTCAGCTAGGACGTTTGTGCCTAACACGCCTTGATCTAAAATCATTGACTGAGCCGTAGCTGGGCCTGTAGAAAAGTTAATAAAAGCGTTAAGTGTAGGTACTGTCACGCTATAGCCCCTGCAAAAGTCGTAGAGTCTCCGGCCCTGTTAAGGTCTTGTATAGCTGTTTTAATCAGCACTACTAGCTCATCCGGCGTAGCAATAGTGCCAGCATTAACTATGACAGTTGTGCCACCAGCGCCAGGAAAACCACTAGGCGCATAGTTACCTGCTGTAGATGAGTAGCCACCACCACCGACTACCGGCACAAAGCTGCCTGCTGCAAGTGCCGCATTTATACCAGCAGCGCTAGGGAAACCTTTAGGGCTGGCATTAGGATCGCCTAAAATAGGGGCTGCGTGGCTTTTCATACCGCTACCATCCCCAAAAGAGGCGATCATAAGTAACCGAGCAATAGCAGCATCAAGGTTAGCCAAGTTGATCAAATCTTTAGGCACTATTGTTTTTAGTATGTCGCTAATTTCGGTTAGTTTGACTTTTTGACCAGTCAAAGCGCCTAGCACCATGAGATCAGCATTTAGTTTAGCTGTGCCTGCTTCTATTGCTTTTATGTCTTTAGCGGCTATTGCGTCCTCTAAATTGCTAATAGATTGCTTTACTTGTAGACGAGCAAGGTCATTAGTTATTTGTAACAGCTGTGCCTGGCTAGTTACCTTGCCTAGTTGCTCAGCTGCGTTTCTTTCTGCTGCTGCTAGCTGTATTTTCTCCATGTTAAAGACATCGCTGCCCTTACCTAAAGCTAGGTTAGCCTTGTCTGTAGCAAGTTTTAATTTTTTGGCATTAAGTTGCTTCAATTCCTCAGCTGTTAATATTTTTGCGCTTCTGACTAGCTTTTCTTGACCCTTAAATTGCTTATCAAATGCCGTTGCAGGATTGTCATACTTCTTAGGGTTAAGAGCATAATCCCTTGCATCAGCGGCAGCATTGTAGGCAGCAGTAAGAGCATCAACACCTTTGATCGTAATACCAATAAGAGCCACCATAGCCGCGACTTGTAAAGCTGCGCCATAAGGATTAAGAGCAAACATAGAGGCAATAGCCGTAGCAATAGCGCTAGCCCTCAAAGCAGTAAATGCTTTTTTAATTGTGCCAATAGCAGTTACAGTTGCAGCTATCCCAGCTATAATTTTTGCAGAGACAAAGGTAGCAGTCATAATTGCCAAAAAGATTTTTATTTCTGTTGAATTTTCTTTAATAAAGCCTGCTAGTTTTTTCATATTTTCGCTAGCAGAGGTAGCAAAACTCTCTATTTTAACTTGTAACTCGTCTATGCCTTGAGAGTCTGTTAAGATCATAAAACTATCTATTAAACCTTTACCTAAGGTTTCTTTTGCATTTTCAATAGAGACAGTTAATCTAGCCATTTTGCCAGCAAAAGTATTAGCAGACTGACTAGCTGCGCCCTTAAAGGTTTTGGCTAAATCGTTCATAATCTCGTCAAAAGATTTAGTAGCTAGATCAGCCTTTGAGATGCCTATACCTAATTTAGCCAGGGCTGTGTTATTGCCCAGGTATGCCTTGCTAAGGGCTTTTGAAACTGAAACTACATCAAGGGAATTAGCGGCAGCAACATCTAGGGCAATACCTAAAAGATTTTGTGCCTCAGTAGATGAGCGCGTTGCGATTGCTAGACTCTGATAAGCCGGCCTTAATTCGTCATCAAGGATGCCAAATTCAGCCTGTAGACGCGCTATGTAAGCCTCAGAGCTTGCTATATCTCTGCCTAAACCTACGTTTTTAAGAGCTAGTGCTAGCTGCTTTTGTGCCTTTTCATCCGCTGCTGCTGCCTTTACAGATGCTTTGCCAAAAGCCAAAATAGCCCCTACGCCTAAACTAACACCTAAGGCGCGGCCTAAGCTCTTAACGTTTTTGGTAAGTTTGTCTGTAGCTTTGTCGGCCTGCTTAAAGGCATTTTTGCCTACAAACTCAGCGGCTAAACTTATCGTTAATGCTGGATCGGCCATTATCGTCTACCTACTGCTGCATCAAATTTCACTTTAGCTGCCGCTATAGCTTTAAGTACTGCGGCGTTAGTCTTGCCACCATCCTCATACCAGGCTTTAAAAATAGCGCGGCCTTTCATTTTGCGCGATCTACGGCCAGCGCCTACTTGATTATTAGCGTCTACTATGTGGCCGTACTTATCTATGGCGTCTACAAACTGCTTACCGGCATTAGGGTTAAAACTAGAGCCTTCGCCTTTGTTAGGACTCTTAAACTTTTTACCTAAGTAAGCAGAATATTTAGGGTTTGTGTTACTGCCTGTTACTGTCGCAGCTTGTGGCCTGCCTTGCGGGTGAACACG